ACTGGCATAGGAACGTATCGTCTTACAGCTGGCACACCTACAGATACTGGTTCATGGACTCAAGTCGGTTCTACAATGACAGACCAGTTAAAGTCTATAACAAACGTATCTTATACCGGTGCTTATCAGGGTGCTTATACAGGCAACTATACTGGTTCATATACCGGATATTACAATAGATTCTTTGCAGGATATTTGAACGGAGCATATGCTGGTTCTTATAGTGGCACATATACTGGCTACTACACCGGGTATTATTCTGGAGCTTATGTTGGTGCAACCGTACAAACTTCAAGTTCTACACAAGAAACAAAAGCATTGTTCATAAGAACTGCTTAATAAGTGATATAAATATACGGTGAAGCATGTAAAAGTGTAAGCCGTATATTTAATTTATAGGATATATTATGAAAGATCCCGCTGACTGCAAACCTAAGTATAAACATCCTTACTTCCTAGACAAATCCGTTCGCTCCATGAAAGCAGAAATTCTGGTTGCGGGCGAATATCAAGAATGCATTATCAATGCAGGTGCACCAGAAACTGGTTATGTCAATGCTGACTATGACGCAATCATGGAGGAGTATGGTGAAGAAGAACTTGATAGATTAACTGCACTAGTAAATGATATTGAATCAGAAAAACTAGAGAGGCATGAAGAGCAGAAGACAATTCAACTTAACAGAATGAAGCAAGAGACTTTATTCAACATTAAATTGGAAGCATTTGAAATTGAAATTGTTAAGAATTCAAAAAACAAAGAATTGAAAAAGCTAATACGAAAAGCAAAGACTCCTCTAGAAGTACAAGCATACACAACCATTCTTATACAGAAAGAAATGGATACTTATGAGTAGAGGCTACATGTATGTGGCTTCCTGTAAGAAAGAATACTATGATGCTGCCAAAATTTCTGCTGAATCTTTATTAGAATTCTATCCTGATGCCCAAATAACTCTGGTCACACATGCAGAATGGGTAGAACCCACCGACATTGAACTGTTCAGCACGATCATAACAGAAGATGTGCCAACAGATAATAGAGCCAAGCTATGGGCGTTATCACGCACCCCATATGATGTTACAATGTACATCGATGCGGATACCTATATTCAAAGCGAGGATATAGAACATGTGTTTGATTTTATTGGTGATAATGATATCATCTTTACTAGAAACAGACCATACAACTCCAAAATAACCAAGTTGAATGACACTGAAGAGATGATCTATCACTGTGGTATTTTTGTTTATCGCAAGAATGACACGATGAAATATCTAACAGATGATTGGTATAAGCAATATTTAATACAAGCTACACCGGAGTATGATGCTAGTCCTTATCCAGAAGCAGTAAAACCATGGGACACATTTACTATGTGGTGGCTATTGAATAAGACAGCACATAAATATGCGGTTAAAGTTGGAGAGTTTCCTGCACCAGATGCAAGATGGAATTTTTGTCTAGGGCAGAAGCCAGAAGAACTTGATGGTCAAGAAATAGTCATTACACACTATAGCATCTTTCAACGCTAGCCTTCTATTTCTTCTATCATCATTTCCCACATCTCTTTATGTGGAATAACAAATCCTAGAGTCTGTCTAGGAGAGTCTGAGCCTGCACAATGCCAGTAGTGTAAGTCCTCAGACTCTTCTTTGCCGCCATAATAACCCACTTTACAAGACCATCCGATTGTGTCTTTCATGGTTATAATTTCTTTCGTCACTGAATCACGATACCGGAAGAATCCTTTTCCATCTGGGCTGTGACTCATTAGAATATTATATCCTGGGCAATCCCAGTTGCTATGCCATCCCATGAATCCACCAGTTGGATAATGAACGTGTACTGCATTGAACTTAGCACCAAGAAACTCCAGAAGTTCGTCACATAGTTCAGCCGACTTGTTTCTAAACCTAGCTGGCACGAGTGGAGTATATTGAAAATCTGTCACTAGTGCGACTTCTGGAATTCCACGATGTGAGTCTTTCATCACTGATTCTAGGTACTCAGTTGATGTCGCGCTTGCTAAAGTATGTCCGTCTATTCTCTTTTCATCGACTGGCAGTTTTAATCTTCCGTGACCGAAGTTCACAGCTTGATCAAACCATTTTTTATATTCATCTAGTATGGCAAGCAGTTCGGGAGACATCTTCTTTAGCAGTTTCATTAAAAGAATCCTTCTCGTTGACCTATAATCATAAATCGGTCATATTCTTTCTTGCCGTCCCACGAGTAATATGTCTGCTTCTTTGTTCCTTCAAAGCCAACCTCATCAATTCCAACTTGTTCTTTGAGATCATCTAGACTGCTCACACAGTTAATACCATACATCTCTTCAACCACGTTTGAATTCTGCACAGCTAGTATTGCTTGTGGATTCTTAGTGGTTAGTTCTTTCAATGGATACATTTGCTCTGTGCAAATACAGATAACTAAATCAACATCAATCTTATTCAGATTCTCAAACTCAAATGGAACATCTAGATTCCAGTGACGGATATTGATGAACTTTTCCTGTGCGTAGTGCTTGTGAAAAATCTTTGATAGTTCGATTGACTCTTCATCAATGTCTACCAGATGTAATTGTGCCACATCAAGATTCTCGCATAGTAGTGGTACCAGTGGAATACCTAACCAAGAGTTCAGTATCAATACACGCAATGATCCAGTCTTGGCATAATACTCTTCAATATACTTTTGCACTTCCTCTACTAGCCAAGTAGATGCTTCCATATTGTTTGCTTCAAGAGATTGTCTGAAATCAGTTAGCTTATGTGGCATCTTTGCTTCAATCACAGAGAGACCTTCTCCCCAGTTCTTGAAGTTATTCAGAAAATTATAATTTAAATTAGAACTTGACATCTTCACTTTTCCCCATTGAGTCAAAAATACATATGTAAGGCAGATCACGATACACATGTTTCTCTGTGTCGTGTGGATAAATATATCCCTGATTGAAGCTGTAGACCCAACCTATGGGAAACAGTTTCATCTTTACTATTCTGCGGTTGTAAAAGAAGTTATCTAGACCACGATAATACCATAATATTTGTGACTTGTACTTATTAAAATAATCGAATATCTCACTACTATTTAGACTGTCATTCCATCTAAGAACAGATGAGTTTAGGTCTGTATATTTGTGTTTGATATGTCGTGTGTCTTTGAATTGTGTTTCTAGGTCGTGCCAGAATGTCTTCACGAAGCACAAGCTGTCATCACATGGATAGTTCACAATATCATCGATGTTCTTCTGTAGAATAACGTCTAGATCAAAGAACAACTTTTCACCTTTCTGTGTTACAATGTTCTCATCGAAGAGATACATTTTATTCCACCACTTCACCAGTTTGTTGCCAGCAGGAAACGCAAGAATTTTTATATCTTCATGTATATCTTTTGCATCTTCTGTTAGACAATGTAGTACAAAATCGCAACTTATATGTTGCTTGCACGTTTCATATAGCTGATTCACATGAGAAGCAACATACTTGTTGCCCCATTTAACTGTATAGATATTCAACATATTATCGCCAGTGTGCCAATAGTTCTGGATTTACTAAGTCATCTTGTTTAGTGCTTCCTCGACTTGCATCTTCAAACGGTAGAAGATCAATGTTGAAAACACACACGATGCAATTAGGTCTGTACTTCTCAATAGTTAAATCATCTTCATCCCAGGATCGACCTCTATTCCAAGAGTATGCCATCCAAGATGGAAAGTGATCCCATAGATTCTCACCATATCGACCCCACTTCCAAGAGTGATAGTTGTCAGTGCCGTCGGTGTATGTGAACCATATCTTTTCTTGATTTGCTATCACATCATCCCAAATGCACTCACATTGATCGTCTGACCAAACTTTACATGAGCCATTTGTATATGCACCATGAGAGAGTTTGAATCTTCTAGTATTCATTGGGCGTGGATCTTGCCAATGAGATTGCATCTTTGTGGGTCTTTCCATGTTGTGTGTTATCATGGGTGTCAGATCACCTTGGATGATTACGTCCAAGTCAAAGAATATAAATCTTCCAGAAGGCTTGTCGTTAGCAAAATTATGGGTATTGAAAACAAAAGTCTTAGCACGATCCCAGCATCTAGCCATCCCGTACTTAAAGTTATCTCTACCAAACCAATACTTAGGATGAATATCAGGTATGTCAGGAAATTCAATAACATTAACGTCTTCATCTAGCCCCACAGCATCTTCGGTGTAGCAATAGAAATGAAAGTCAAACTGACTTGGTATATTTCTTTTTGCCATCTCTTTCAATTTGTTTACAAAGTGAGGACCATATTTAGTTCCCCATTTGGCGCATACTACATTAACTCTCATTTACATTTTCCACAGTTCTGTACGCATACATTTAGAGGTCTTCTTTTAAGTTGTTCGCTCACATTTTGAAAGTCACTGTTATCTAACACCTCGCCTACAGTGAAGTTAGCAAGACTATTATAACGCATATTGAATGGATAGTCAATAGGATGATAAGGTAAAAATTTATTCTCCATAACATCTCTCGCAATAAATGCACACGGAGATGCCACACTGTTACTACTGACATAAAAATATCCACTCTTTCTTGCATCACACCACACAGGATCTTTCTCTTTCATTTTAGGCTTCACTGTTCTGATTTCATCAGTATGCCTAAATGATTTCAGTGTATTGAAGTCTACTGGGATGTCTTTGTGTATGATAGTCTGTATCTTTTCTTCTGTCTCTGTCTGCTGTTTAGGTGCTACGACTTCAATTGTGTCCACATAATCGTATGTATCAGATGCAAAGGTCTGGAGATGTACAGTCACCTTCTTCTCCTTGAAGTATTTGCATATAGCCTCGAACTGAATACAGTTGACAGGATCAGTTATCTCGCACATGAATGTTACCCATGATACATTATAGCTGTCGAATATGTTTTTGATAGTCTTCAAAGTATGCTCATACCCATCTACAAATATATCATTGAACTCAATGCCGCTATCATTCTGCCTAGTTGATAGCTGAATCAATGCACCATTTGGCGCGCCATCTTCATATAGACCTCTGTAGAGATCACTGTACTGCTCACCATGCATCGAGAAGTATTTTATGAGTGTGTTACTATCATCATCTTTCTGATTAAGTATGGATAATAGTTCTTCTTTGGGCATGATGTTATATAGGCGTTCAAAGACCTGTTCATAGTCTTCTTTATAGAACAGTTCTTTTAGGTAATCCATATAGTATTTCTTATACAGACTTTGAATCTCTGGCTCAGATGAGTCCCAAAATATTCTCTGTATACCAAACTTGGATATATTGTCCATGTAGTCTTTCTTTATCGCGGGCAGAGTGTTCTTATTCCAGAGTCTACGATATAAGGCAAGACATTGCAATCTGCTTATGTTCCAGAAATATCTCACGATGCCATGTTCTTTTGCCTCATCAGCTACTACGTCATGCATTTTGACAATGTATCTACTTTTGTATATGCCGTATATTTCTTCGGAGGTCTTATTCCAGTATAGTGATTGATCACCCTTCTGTATGTAATCGTCATCTGGAAAGTCAGAACAGAATTTGAGATGCATCGAAAGCATATCACCAGACTCATATATTTCTTGTATCTGTGGTCGGTGATGTTTCTGAATCTGTTTTATAAATTTGATATCGGATATTTCACGCTCAAGTTCTGGAATATCTTTCTTGATGGTTGTGACTGTGCCTAATAGTTGTGACTGTAACTCTGGAAAGTCTCCCATAAACTTATCAGCAAGAGATGCTAGGTCATTCTCGCTCAGTAGTTTCTCAATGTCTGCAATCACCTCAGAATTCATGTAGTTCTTTTCTAGATCAGAATCGTCAAGTGATGAGAATCCAAGCCACTCTTTCAGTGTGGCGAATTTGGTTGAGTATTGCAGCCAGTCATTGTGTAGACTTGGTAAGTCTTTCTGAAATTTAGCTTGCAGAGTATCGTAGTCCGAATTGCGGAGAAGTGCTTTCACCTTTTCAGTGTGTTTATTGTGTGTGTAGAAGTTAGA